TTTTCCCCCCCCCCCCCTTTATCTCCTCTGAGATATGGCGCATTTATTGTAATGCGCATTTTCAAGAATTTTATTTTGAAGGTAACCCTTGTGTTTTCGGCTGAAAGCTGTATCTTCTCTTATTATTTGAATAGATTTTCGAATCTTCGTTTTGTGAATTATCGTAGAAAATTTAACCAGTGATTTATATCTGAACGAGCAAGTTATTTTGGCATTAACATGTTTTGAGTCCTTTGGACTTTTGTCAAAACCTTGCAGTTTCTTGTAATCAGACAACCTGTCACTGCTTCTTTTTTGAAGTTGATTAATACTTGTTTCGTGGACGTAAGCACGAAGACGAAGTTGGCATCATTATTCTGCTGTATATGCAGATTTTGGTGAGTTGAACAAGTATGATGGATTAATTTATTTTTCCAGTGTGAGTTTGAAAAGCTCTCACCTATCGTAATGGTAGGTAACACTAATTAAATAGACTTCAGGTTAGGACCTGACAAACCCCCCTCATCTCGAGGTCCTCTTTTTTGAGTGAGCTTGATTAAGTAGAAATCTCGCATTAGCCCTTTGTGGCAATGTGAACTAAGAGTAACGCCTTAGGTTGGTTGCTACAGTTGAATGGAAATTTGATTGTAGTTGATATCAATAATAGTTTTTCTTCGGAGACCCACTCCTTTGATTTCTATAAAGTCTTGTCACGATTTCTTGAGTGTTAATCGTTTTGATTCTCTCAAACAGCCTAACTAGCTGTGATTTGCCACATTGTGCAGCCGACCGCACAAATGTGGATTGATTATATAGTTCAAAAAAGCTTTTCAACCCTTGCTTTAATCATTGTAATTACAATGGCCCCAGTCGTTCAAACTAAGTCGCCTTATATGTCTCTTGAGACTTTAAGTCGCACCCCCGCTTGGCTTCTTTTTGTTTATTTTGAATATTCATTCATAAATTTGCATTTTAATTGGCCAACACTTCGAAATGAACTAATTTTAACTGATTCAATCGTTGATCAGTGTATGAAACCGACTTTGTCGTTTTTCTATAATGATTTTGAATCGCGTTATGGTGTGTTTCCAGAACAACCCCGAACTGTTGCTGAATTTGTTGGACTAACAATGTCATCGCCCTTGTATGTTCAGTTTATATTCTCCTGTTTTACCTTTTGTTTGTATTCTTTGCTTTCCTTCTTTTTGTTTGAAGAAATAGACAAGTGGAAGTTTCAATCGAGGTGGAATTCTTTCAAACGTTTCCCATTGGTTGTAGTTTTATCATATCTTATGAGCATGAAGAAAGTCACAATTAACTTATTGTGTATTGGATCAATGCTTGGCTTAGTTGGTGGAACTATTTTAGTGGGTTGCATTTGTGGAGGTATGGGCATTCAATATATTTTGATGTATCTTTATCATGAATTGTGGTCTGCCCCAAAGACAGCTGCTCAAATTGCACAAGAAAAGTTAATGAAAGTTTGGAATCCCTATTGGAAGAAGGAATATATCTTCTACATAAATGGAGTGAAAGGTTCCGGATATCATGCTATTAAGCGACCTCCTGGCTTGCGACCTCTTGTAGAATCAGATCGTCAACTTTTGTCTGATGAGTTCAAAGAATTTCGATCACGACATGAAATTTCACGGCGTGGACATCTTAGAACGCCAGATGAAACTTTGGGAATCGCAAGAGCGATTGCCTCTGCGAGGAAGAGGGAAAAAGAACAACTTAAACAAGAGAGATTTTTTACTAACAAATTGTATTGTAGAAAGCAGTACAAGATGCTTAAAAGTCTCTCTCGTGAAGAAGATTTTCTTGATCCTTTTGTTGATCGGTCTACTCCTATTGAAGCGCCGAAGAGACGTTCCAAGAGACCGAAAAAGAAAGGTATTCCTGAGGTGGAAGCTATTTGGTTTGATCTCAATGGAAAGGCGAATCGAGATGCTGCTAAAAGGTACATTGCGAAAGCTGAGAAGAAAGAGATGTTGGCTCCTCACCGTAATTTGCCTGAAGTGTTGGACGATAACCTTCCTAGAGGGTTGCAAACAGCAGCTATCTTTGCAGCATTTCATTTTGATAATCAGAATGACCGTTATCTCGTGAAGTATCACAAACCAGCGACCATTTTAATTTACTTTGTCACGATGTTAATGTCCTCGAGCGAGACCAATGATGCAATGCTGACTCTTAAGTTTCTGATGGATAATCGGAATACCTCTAAGACGTTGCCTAATTTCATTATTGCTCAATTGGCAGTATGGAATCGCTGGAAGAGAAACAATGCATACAAAGTTTCGCTCATGCAAGATAAGATTCGTTCAATGCCTGTGACTGAAGGAAAGTTTAGTGATGCCTTGGACAATATGCATTCATTGACAAATATGTTTATGGATAGTGAAGCAATGCAGGCTATTCGAAATATTATTTTGACTGTCATCTCATTTCGGCTGTTTGATAAGGACATTTCTCTAAAGATCAAATCTTTGTTTCCTCACATGGATGGACCTAAAACAACTTATGATTGTTTCAATTTGATTATTGGTTCTCTGAAGAGTTTAGTTAGAATGGGAGAATTGTGGTCCGAAGGAGCACCAATTACTGGTTTTTTCCTCCATGAAGATCCTTGTCAAGAAGCATTGAAACAAGGCCTGACTCTCATGACTTATTCATCTCAATTGTATTATGGATTGCCGGTGCCAGGCCGCACTTGCGCTCGTTGGTTTTATAAGGAGTCAAATGAGATCGTTACAACGTTGAAATATTATGTTGATAAAGAGAACCCCTTTTCTGCTCGTGGCAATGCGACGAGAGATCTTTTCAAGAAAATTTCTGACATTCGATCTGAGATTGAGTCTACATTGCTCGGCAAGAATCGCCCTGTACCCATGGGAATCGTTATTTGCAGTCCTCCTGGGACTGGAAAAACGTCTGTGATGACCTTGGTGGCTCACATTTGGTCCCGATGTAAGGGACGACAATTTGATCCTAGTCATGTGTACCACAATTGCAATGCTTCAGAATACCATGAAGGATATGATCCTCTTGGGAATCCTATTGGCCATTGGTCTGAAGTTGGTGACAAATCGGATGCTCTTTCTCAGAAAGAAGTTGATAAGTCTATGGCTGACATCCTATCTGTCTGTGACTCTCAACCTATGCTGATGAACATGGCCACTCTTGAGAGAAAGAAGAACACTTGGTGCAATTTTGAGATGATTATGATTGATACAAATGTCGAGAGAATGCAACTTCAATTTCAAAAGAGCAGACCTGGAGCAACAATGCGCCGTTTTCTGTTTATTGTTCCTCAGTTGGACGAGAAATTTAAGAAGCCTGGCCATGAGACTATCGATCCCTCTGTTGAAGCTGAAAATTATTGGGACAAGTGGACTTTTCGAATGTACAATCATGAACCTATTCTTGATGGCCTTGATTCTGCTCCAGCTAACATATGGGAAGGACGTCTTTATGATTTTGAGCAACGTCTCGGTTCTTTGATGCGAAAGCACATTCAATACCAATCTGCTCATTTGGAACATTTGAATTCTCAGTTGTATTTCGAGAATCCAGATGGAACTTATTCGTTTCTGCCACAATATAAGGCTGAGGATGGGAATTTTAACCGTCAACCTGTGCCAAATCCCAATGAGTATGATGAGAAAGAAGATCCGGCCCTTGATCCTGATCTTGCGTATCGGGATTGGATTAGACATCACAATATTTTAGTTGCGGATTTTGTACCTCCTGCCATTGATTTTGATGTTCTTTTTGATAAGCCAGAAGTGGAATCGGAAGTCGTAGATCGAGCTATTGCTTCTGTTAATGCCCGTACTGAACGATGGAAAAACAATTTGTTGTTATTGATAAACCTTGTCAATTTTGGAGGGTTTCGATCTTTTTGTGATAAATTAGTTTTCCTCAGTTTTGTATTGAAATTTGCCTTGTTAGCTTTAAAATTTGCTACCTCGTTAGTCATTCTTCTTCTTACTTTGTTAGGGTTGATTGTGGATTTTGTTGAGAAAAGTACCAGTTCTCATTTGCGACATTTTGTCATCATGAGTCTTGTTTACTACTTTGGCTTCACACCATATATTTTCTTTTTCTTAATTACATATATCTATACCTTTGAGTATGTTCGATTTGTGAAAGGAAGAGTTTCTGATTCTGTAGATTCATCAATCATTACCTGTAAAAGAGCGTTGGATGGAGTTCGAGGTAAATTTCTTGATTTGAAATCTTACTTTTCTAGTGATCCGCACAAGATTGAGCTACTGAAATATGCTGCTGCTGGAGTTGCAATTCTCGGAGGAACAAGCATGTTGATGAAATTGCTATTCTCCGGGATAAGTAAGGTTGTATCTAATGGGAAGAAGAAAAGAATTGTTTTGAAACCAGTACCTGAGAATTCGGGTTTCCAAAACTTGTCTGAGGAGGTTGAAAAACTCCACGACAATGAGGATAAGCTTGAATGTGAAAACTCTTATTTTCGTAAGATTGCGGTTAAAAACACTTCCGTGTGGAACCATCAGCTGTTGAATGAACCTTCTCCCCACACTAGTGAGTTTGATCAAGTTCAAACAAAGGTTGGAAGAAACACTCGACATTGCATTGTTGTTAACGGACCCTATAGCACCAAGACATGGTGTGTTGGGCTGTATGGCAATAAGGCTGTTATTAATTATCACTCATTCAATGGAAGCGAAAGACAATGCTTCATATACATGAGCCGAGTTCCTATGTGTGAAGATATTCCGCTTAAGGATCGAGTGTTGACAATGGTCTATGTGGAAGATTTGATTCGAATTGGAGATGATTTGGCCATTGTAAATTTGGAAGGAGACGCTTTTGCTGATGTACGTTCCTTTTTCTCAGATGATTTGATCAATTTCGTTAATGCCAGTGGAAAGATTCAAGGAGATGACATCGAAATTAACCAGTGGCCTGGAGAGATGGAATTTTATGATCCAGCTATTGATGGCGATTTTGTTGTGAGGGATCCCATTTGTTATGCGTGGGATAAACACGCAAAGGGACAATGCGGAACTCCAGTTTGGATCCAAGTAGGAAAGGGATGGTGGTGTTATGCAATTCATGCAGCGGGAGATGATGGTGGCCTAGGCTGGGCTATGCCATTAACCCGTAAAATGATTGATGAAGCATGTTCTTCAGATAAGACCCCTCTAGCTCCAATGTTTTCTCGGACTGTTGAGCGAAGCGTTAGTTTGCAAAAGCTGCCTGTTGGTAAGTCTATCATTCGCTATGAAGATTTAGGTCCAAACACTTACTATGGACCAGTTGATAGATGTTTTATGCCATATCAGAAAAGTAAGTTACTTGCAACAGTATTTTCTCCAGAATTGGATGAAGTATTTGAGGACATTTTTGAGCATAAGCGAGAAACAGAATTTTACCCTCCTCTTATGCAGCCCAAAACTCTCGAAGATGGAACTTACATCAACCCTTGGAATGAAACCTTTCGTAAGATGACGAAACAGAAAGTGCCGTTGGATCCCCGACGATTGCAACGTTCAGTGGGACAGATAGTGCAACAACTTATCTGGAATCTTGACGAGTGTAATATTCCTAAGCTCAAGCCATGGACTGCGAAAGCGGCCATAAATGGAACCAAATATGACGCTTATCTACGCAGATTGGACCCTAACAAGGCAGCTGGTTTCGGGTTGAAAGGGAAGAAGAAAGATTGGTTAGATCGATACATTCTTGAAGACGAAATAGTTGATCAACCTGTAGATGAGCTTATAGCTCAAATTAATCATTTGGTTGATTTATATTCTTGTGGAGAATTGTATGGTCCTGTATACGTTGGATGTTTGAAAGATGAACCCCGTTCTTTTGAGAAAGTTGTGAGAGGAAAGACTCGAGTTTTTTACATAACCCCGTATGCTTATTTGATTTTTCAAAGAATGATGCTTGGTCCCTTTTATACACTGATGATTCAGTTTAGTGAAAAATTTTATTCTGC